TTCTTTTACAGCAAACGGTGCATTAATTTATAATGACACACAATCTGATAAAGCTGTAGCAGTTATAGCTTTTGGTTCAGATAAAACTGTAACTAGTGGAACTTTCACAATTCAATTTCCAACAGCAGACGCATCTAACGCTATTATCAGGATAGCATAAGGAGGAACTCCTTATGTCAGAAACATCAATTTGGGGTGGAGATAATCCTTCAGTTCCATGGAATGAAAACTCTTGGCAATCTAATGAAGCAACCGTTGTATTAACAGGTATATCTGCAACATCTTCTATAGGAACTGTAGAGGCTTTTCCTGAACAAGGTTGGGGTTCTGATAGTTGGGGTGATGAAAACTGGGGAGAAAGTGCTTTAACTGTTGTAGTGGATGCAAGTGGAGTTTCAGCATCAACAGCATTAGGCACAGTACAAGCTTTTAATGTAGAAGGTTGGGGAAGACAACAATGGAGTAATTCCGGTTGGGGTGTTGAATACTCTGTTGAACCAACAGGTTTGTCCGCTACTGTTTCACAAGGAACTGCAACAGGTGCACCAATAACAATAATTGAAGTAACAGGAATTTCTGCAACAGCAAGTGTTGGCGATATTTCTCCAGAAGACGCAATCGGTGTATCTGGTCAAGTTGCAACTTCTGCATTAGGTGAATTAACTAGTGTTGGGACTGCAGTTGGTTGGGGTAGAAATGGTTGGGGTGAAGAACCTTACGGAGATTCATTTAATAAAGTTATAGTTGCTACTATAGGAACTCAAGCAGCGGCTAATGTTGGATCAATAGCTCCTGCAGATGTTATGGGAATAACAGGAGTTTCTTCAACAGCTAGTATTGGATCAGCTACAATGATTGGAAACGTAACTGTAATTCCAACAGGCGTTTCTGTAACTTCTAGTGTAGGAACATTAGACCCATCAGATCAAGTTATGGGATTAACAGGTATAGCTGCAACTTCTGCAGTAGGTTCAATAACACCTGCTGATTTAGCATTTGGTATAACAGGAGTTTCCGCAACAATTGATGTTGGAGAAACAAGTATTTCATCAAATCCAATTATAATTCCGACAGGCAGATCTGCAACTTCTGCAGTGGGTTCAATAACACCTGCTGATGTTATGGGATTAACAGGAGTTTCTGCAACAGTTTCTATTGGATCTATAACACCTGCTGATGTTATGGGATTAACAGGAGTTTCTGCAACAGGAAGTGTTGGAGATATATTTATTCAAGCATATCAAGCTATTGACACAGGTTCAAATACATCATATACAAGTGTTGCAACAGGATCAAATACAAGTTATAATGACGTTGCATAGGAGATAAATTATGGCATCAACATACACACCGCTAGGTATAGAACTTCAAGCAACTGGTGAAAACGCTGGTACATGGGGGACAAAAACAAATACAAATTTAAGTATTTTCGAACAAATTTCTGGGGGTTTTTCTACTCAAGCTGTTACAGATTCAGGAACACCAACTGCTCTTTCTGTATCAGATGGAGCAACTGGAGCAACCCTTGCTCACAGAGTTATAGAATTTACTGGTTCTCTATCTTCAGGTAGAGTTGTAACTATTCCTTTAGACGTACAAAATTTTTATATTTTAAAAAATGCAACTTCAGGATCACAAACAGTAACTTTTAAATATGTTAGTGGTAGTGGTGGTACAGCAGTTATTCCAAATGGAAAAACTGTAATTGCTTATGCTAAAGCAGACGATGGTACTAACCCTAATATTGTTATGGTTGAGTTTGGAGGAGATGTTGTTGATGATACTACACCTCAACTTGGTGGTAATTTAGATGTTAATGGAAATGATATAGTATCTACTTCTAATGCAGATATAGATATTGTTCCAAATGGAACTGGTGATGTTGTACTTGCAGCGGATACAGTAAAAGTTGGAGACAGTGGCGCAGCAGCTGTTTTAACTTCAAATGGTGCTGGAACATTAACTGTAACTACAGGCGGAGCAACTGACCTAGTTTTAAATACAAATAGTGGTACAGACTCAGGAACAATAACAATTACAGATGGAGCAAATGGTAATATTAATTTTGCACCAAATGGAACAGGTCAAGTCCAAGCCGGAGGAGCCCAATTATCAACAGTAGGAAAATCTATTGCAATGGCATTGGTTTTCGGTTAAAAGGAATAAGGAGAATAAAAAATTATGGCAACACCTAATTTAGTAAATGTAGCAACAATAACACCCAAGAACGCTATGGGTAATCTTGGCGATACAAATAGAACAACTATGGTAGACGTTACTGCAGAAAACGCTGCCAAAATACAAACAATTTTAATATCTAATACAGACGGCACTAACGCATGTGATGTAACGATTGAAGTAAGCAATGATAACGGAAGTACTTATTATAAAATAGCAAGTACAATTTCTGTTCCAGCTGATTCAACTTTAAGTTTTTTAGATGATGTAGGACCTATCTGGTTAGATGAAACAGATTTATTAGCCGTTACAGCAGGAACAGCAAGTGATTTATCATTTCACGTTTCTTATGTTGAAATGGCTGACTAATAATTAAGGAGTCTAAAACATGGCAAAAATAATTAAATCAGCTAAAGGTTCATTCACAGCAGCTAGTATAACAGTAGACGGCTCTGGAAGAGTTGTAACTGCTTCATCAGGAGCAGGTGCAGCAAATATGAAATATCATTATCTTAAATCAGGAAGTGCTTCTGGAAATATTACAGCAGGAGCAAATGTTTCAAAAACTCAAGCGTTCCTTTGGGGCGCCGGTGGTGGTGGCGGTTCTGGTGATAACAACCCCGGCGAACGAGGTGGAAGCGGAGGCTCTGGAGGATTTGGTTATTTTGAAGGTCCAGTAAGTGGTCCAGCTACCCTTGCATTTAGTGTTGGCGGTGGTGGTAACGGTGGTCCTCCAAACAGATCTTCTGGTAACGCAGGAGCTGCTACTACTTTTCATAACTTTACAGCAAATGCTGGAGGCGCAGGTAGCGGAATGCCGGCTAGTGGAGGCGCCAGCGGTAATGCACCAGGATCAGAATCTCTTCCAGTAAATACATCAATATTTTTTTCAAACGCAACTATGGCTAGTGGCGGAGCCGGTGGAGGCGGTCCTCCTTCAGCAGGTTCACCAGGTGCACCTGGAGGTCTAATCGTACTATTAAATGACGGGTAATTAATTATGGCATATTTTATTTTTACAAAAAACTTATCTGAAGGAAATTTATATAAAATAGCATCTAACGATGCAGACAAAGATGCTCTTCATTTTTCACCAGCACATAGCATAGTAAAAGATGTGTCTGATGAAGATTTTTTAAAAATTCGATCTGAAAGATCTCAAGTATATCTTGATGATAATGATAATGTTGTAATAGAAGATAGAAGTTGTAGCTATGCACAAGCATCTGAATTACAAGGCACAATTGATTCACATATAAAACTTTGTAATCGATTTATAGAGGATAGGGATAATGAAAATAATCCTTTATTAAGTAGAGTCACAAGTTACAGGGATATGTGTCAAAGTTTTGATGTATCAACAATAAATTTTCCTTTAAATGATACTTGGGAAGGTTATTTGTTAGATAACTCAATTGACTTTATTAGTCCTTTACAATTTTGCGTATAATGTTATATATAATGCATGTTAAGAAAGACTATAAAATTTATAGCTAGTAAAGAATACATTAATTTTACTCAATTAAAGCCAGAGCCTTCTATATTAAATATACCTCAATGGTATAAAAATTTAACTCATAGTGTTGTAAATAGAACTATTAAAGGTTGTATGCCTTTTTTAGATACTTTAACTGCAGGTTATATTTTAAAAATGCCTGTAGATTATTATCTTCATCATAATGCTTTAAAAGATGGAGAAAGAGGAACTATTGGTATGACTATGGTTGCTGAAAATGATAGTAATGACTTAACTAAAAATTTAAATATAAATAAAGAATCAGCAAGTACACATCCTGCTCGCCAATTATCTAAAGGTTGTCCTTATACACAAAAAAATAAAGATCTTGCTTTTCACAAAATACATAACCCATGGTTAATTAAAACACCTCCTGGATATTCTTGTTTATTTTTACCTCCTATGAATAATGAAGATGATAGGTTTTCAGCTATACCAGGAATAGTAGATACAGATTGTCATCCAACAAGAGTAAATTTTCCTATAGTAGTAAATGGAGATAAATATCCTGCTTTAGATACTGTTATAAAAATGGGAACACCCTATGTTCAAGTAATACCTTTTAAAAGAGAACAATGGAAAATGAAAATTGAATCAGAAACCAAAGAAAAAAGAGATCAAACAGTATTATCTTTAGGGTATCAAGTTATAAACAGTTATAAAACAAACTGGTGGAATAAAAAGTCATGGAAATAGACAATAAAAGTCTAAATGACTACATTCAAATATATGATGATGTTTTAAGAAAAGAAAGTTTAAATAATTTTATTAAAGTTTGTAATAATAAAAAAGAATTTGAACAAGCTCGTATAGTGGGTACAGAAGAAAATCCAAATAAAGTTGATAAAAAAATAAGAAATGTTCTAGCTTTTAGTTTAGGTAACATGGGAGTAGAAAGCAGGACTGATATATATTGGGCAAATTATTTTGCTTTTCAATTTACAAAATATTTAAAAAAATATGCTGAAGACATTCAAATGGAAAATAGTAATGAATCAATTACATTTATGCAACTTTTAAAATATGAAAACTGTGGTCATTATAATTTTCATGTAGATCATGGTAAAAAAGCTCCAAGAACTTTTAGTTGTATATTTTTTGTAAACGATAATTATAAAGGTGGTGAACTGACTTTTAAATATCCAGGAAGTACAAAAGAAATTAATATTGAAAAAAAAAGTAATAGATTAATTATTTGGCCAAGTAATTTTTTATACCCCCATGCAGTAAAACCTGTGACTGAAGGGGTAAGATATTCGGTGGTAGCATGGGCGTTATAGGAAAAGATTTTAAATTTAAAAAGATAAAAAACTTTTTAACTAAAGATGAAGTAGAGTTAGCCAATTATTATTTTGAAATGTCTCATAGGACAAATTTAGATAGATGGGGTACTCAAATAAATTGTTCTAATTCAGATACTTCTTTTTACGGAGATAAATTAACGGAATCATTTCTTTTAAAGAAAAAAAAATTAATTGAAAAAAAAATTAGTAAAAAACTTTTACCTACTTATTCTTTTTGGAGAATGTATACAAAATATTCTGATTTAAAAAAACATATAGATAGACCTTCTTGTGAAATAAGTGTTTCTGTTAGCGTTGGTAATGATGGTACTAAATGGCCAATATTTATTGATGGACATGAAATTAATCTTGAGAAAGGCGATGCTGTAATTTATTTAGGGAGAGAATGTCCTCATTGGAGAGAAGAATTTTTAGGAGATTGGTGTGCACAATTTTTTTTACATTATGTTGTTGCAGATGGTGAATTTAAAGATTATTATATGGACAAAAGAATATATTGGGGAACTCCAGGAGTAAGAAGATAAATGGACTTTAAACAAAAAAAAGATGGGTCATGTACTCTTAATTTTAACGATAAAGAGATTGATATTATAAAAACAAAAAAACAAATTCATTTTACACCAGAAGCGCTTAGACATTTTGGTAATGTTTTAATGAAAATAGTTATTGATTTTAATCAAAATTTTACTGATGAAGTAAAAGATTTATGTACAGAAGGGTCAATTAAAATTGATAAAAAGAAAGTTATTGATGATAAAGATAACAAATAATTTTATAGATAACGATAAATTTTGGGAGTCACATAAAATAATTTTTTCACAAAATTTTCCTTGGTTTTTAACTAACAATGATAAAAAACTTGTTCATCCGTTATTAAAAGATAAAGATGGCAAAAAAGAAAAAAGTATGTTTTTTACAAAAATTTTAAGTGAATTACTTTTAAAAATAAATGCTAAACAAATAATTTATTCTGATGTTATATTAAATTTTCCATATGAAGAGATACAAATAATAGAAGAAGAAAGTAATTTAGATTTAAATGATCATAGTATAACAGGTATACTATGTATGAATTCCTGTAATGGCAAAATTGAAATACCAAACTCAGGTCAGTACGATATGGTAGAAAATAGATTTTTTTGTTTTCCTACAAATATTGGGTACCTTACCTCAACTCAAACAAATGAGCCCTTTGGAATAATGTTGAAAGTGGTATACAATGTTTGATTTATGTCGATAAAACAATATTTAAATTTAATCTATATTTGTCTTTTGATGGCCCAACGCCTTTATGTAAAATATTACTTTTAAAAATTTTTGCTTCGTCTTGTTTGTCATATATTTTTTGATCTCCTACAATTAAATATCCATCGGAAGTATTAAGAGAATAAAGTATAGTAAAACAATTATCACTTACACAATCAGTATGCATTTGACCTTCTTCATTAGGTTTATACAAATTCCACATAAACCTATTAATGTTTTTATATTTTAAATTAATTTTTTGACAAACACTTTCTGTTATAATTAAACCAAAATCATTTAATCTATGCCACAACTCTCTATCAGGATTATCTAAAGTATTTCTACTTAAACCTAAAAATTTTAAATTTAAGTTTAATTTATCGTGTTCTTCAGCTGTATTATCTGAAGCTAAAAGCCAATCTAATTTAGACAATAAAAGTTGCAAACGATAAATCGTTTTTGGTGTTAAAATACCAGTAACTTTTTGTATTTGATTCAAGATAAACTCATATTAAAACTGATACCATATTTTACAGTATCTAAATGATTTCTGTTACATCCATGATTTAAAAAAGGTGAAAAAAGAACAAAAGATCCTTTTTCTGGTTTAACAGTTTGATCAATATCTGTAAATTCTAATATCTGAGGATGTTCATTTAAATATATAACACCAGATACTATCATTGGAGAATGATTGTGATTTCTTGTTTTACTTCCTAAATGACATTGAAAGCCCCAACATTCGGTTAGTTGATAAGAAGGTAAATTTAAATTATTATCGAGATAATCTAAAAGTTTAAATAAGACTTTATTAAATTTTAAATCTTCAACAAAATACTTCCAACTTGTATGACCCCCTAAAATGTTAGTTTGATAATTTATCGCGTCTTTATCAGAACAACCTTTTTTAATTTTTTCTATAAAATATTTTGAATCAATATCTACTTTTCCTTTGATAAAAAAATAGTCCTTATAAACTTTACTTTGAATTTCTTTAACTATTTGCATTTTTGCTTTCTAAAAAGACTAGATATTGACTCTTTCATTTTTATTTATTTAATATATAGTATAAATTAGATATTTCAAAGGATTTAATATGCTACAAAAGATAGGCTTTCAACCAGGTATAAATAAACAAATTTCAGAAACTACAGCTGAAGGTCAGTGGGTAGACTGCGATAATGTTAGATTTAGATATGGAACACCTGAAAAAATAGGTGGTTGGAAGCAGTTAGGTACAGACAGTTTAACCGGAGCCGCAAGAGGTCTTCATCATTTTGTAAATAGTCTAGGTAGAAAGTATGCTATTATAGGCACTAACTCTATTTTATATGCTTATTCAGGTGGTGTTTTTTATGACATACATCCTATCAAATCAACAACTACACTTACAAATGCTTTTAGTACTACCAACGGATCACCAACTGTCACTATATCTTACCCTTCAGCACACAATGTTCAAGAGAATGACATTCTTCTTTTAGATAATTTTACAACTATAACTAATTCAAATTTTAGTGCATCTGATTTTGATGACAAAAAATTTATGGTAACAAGTGTACCATCAACTACAACTTTAACTATTACAATGCCTTCTAATGAAACAGGAAGTGGTGCAACAACATCTGGTGGTATTAGAGTTCAGCATTACTATCACGTTGGACCTGCAGTTCAGGGAAAAGGTTTTGGTTATGGGTTAGGATCGTGGGGTGGAGAAGATACATCAGCATTAACAACAACTTTAAATGGTGCAATCGATGCTTCGGTCACTAGTATTACAGTAGCTGACGCTTCACAATTACCGGACTCAGGAACTAATTTTATTATAATAGATTCTGAAGAAATATCTTATACCGGTGTTAGCACTAATACTTTAACAGGATGTACAAGAGGTGTAGCAGGAACAACAGCAGCTTCTCATAGTGACGGTGCAACAGTTACAAACTCAACTGACTATGTTGCGTGGGGCGAAGCAGCATCAGGAGATTTAGTCATTGAACCTGGTATGTGGTCTATAGATAATTTTGGAGACAAAGCTATTTGTTTAATACACAATAGTGCGTGTTTCGAATGGGATTCTTCATTATCAAACGCAACGACAACAAGAGCGACTGTTATATCAGGTGCTCCAACAGCATCACGTCACATGGTTGTATCTACTCCTGATAGACACTTAGTATTTTACGGAACAGAAACAACATTAGGTGACCCGTTAACACAAGATGATATGTTTATTAGAATTTCAGACCAAGAAGATATTAACACTTACATACCTGATGCAACCAATACAGCTAACACACAAAGATTGGCTGACGGATCACGGATCATGGGAGCTATAAGAGGTAGAGATGCAATTTATGTTTGGACTGATACAGCATTATTCACACAACGTTTTGTTGGACAACCTTTTACTTTTGCATTTGCACAGGTTGGAACTAACTGCGGACTTGTAGGACAGAACGCATGTGTTGAAGTTGATGGTGCCGCGTACTGGATGTCAGAAAACGGTTTCTTTAGATTTGCTGGTAGATTAGAATCACTACCTTGTTTGGTTGAAGATTTTGTTTATGATGACATAAACTTAGAGTCTGGAAATCAAATGATTTCTGCAGGATTAAATAATTTGTTTGGTGAAGTAATATGGTTTTATCCAACGTCTTCATCATCGGTTGTAAACAGAATGGTTTCTTATAATTACTTTGACTCATCACCACAAAGACCTGTATGGACAAACGGAACTTTATCTAGAACTATGTGGAGAGACTCAGCTATATTTGGAAACCCGCATGCAACAGAGTATGATGCAGGTACAGATACATCGTTTGATATTATTGGAAATACAGAAGGTATAACAACTTATTATGAACACGAAATAGGTACTGATCAAAATAAAAATGGAACAATAACTGCAATCACTGCAAATATTTCATCTGGAGATTATGACATTACACAATCAAGATCGTCTACCGGTCAGCAAACAGGGGTCGCAACATTTAAAGGAGATGGTGAATTTCTTATGAAGATAAGAAGATTTGTACCTGATTTTATAAGTCAAACAGGATCAACTAGAATTACATTACAATTAAAAAATTATCCAAATAGTTCACAATCAGGTTCACCGTTAGGTCCTTTTGACATTACTTCATCTACTACAAAAGTAGACACACGTGCAAGAGCAAGAGCCGTGGCTATGAAAATAGAAAATACAGCTGTTAGTCAAAGCTGGAAACTAGGTACTTTTAGATTAGATGTACAACCAGACGGAAGAAGATAATGGCAAAAATTGTACAAGTAATTACTAGACCTGAATTAGAATACAACATACAAGTAGCAGAAGCGCAAGTAAGAGATCTTGATGCTATTGTAGAAAAACTAAACTCAACGTTTCAAGAAGAATTAAAAGATGAGATTGAAGCGTTTAACTTTTTTGTAAATTAATGGCTAATCAATATAAATTTGCAGGTATAGATAATAACACAACAGGAAGTGCATTAAGTCCTTTAGGATCTGGTAATCCTTTAGTTAGTGAAACTTATGTTATCAAATCTATATTGGTTACATCTGCTGGTACACCTAGTGTAACTGTTACAAACAACAGTATTACAGCTATAAAATCAGCAGCTTTGACTGCTAATGTTACAACAGAATTATTAACTCAACCTTTAGTGGTTGAAGGTGGAGATAGCTTTACAGTACAATCAAGCACCTCTGATTCGTTTGATGTGGCTATTAGCTATTTAAATATTAAAAGGGAGGTAACAACATAATGGAAGTATTAAAACCAGCAAAAGTAGAAACAACGTATAGACACAAGGAAACTGGAGAGCTTTTTAAGGAAAGAAAAGACTGGGAAGCTAAAGGTTACAAGAATGAGGACATGGCGCAAGACGTAAATGTTATTATGCCAAGCCTTGATTTATT